GATATTCTAACTGAAATCCTTTTAGTGAGTATGGTGCAGTAGAACCACCATCGTTAACTCTAAGTGCGACTGCAAAACCTGACCCTTCTACGGATTGTCTTACTAATGGTTGTGATGCACCACCATACGTTCCAAAACTTGCAGAGCTACTACCATATGTTGTAGTTCCATATATAGCAGCAATATCACTTGAATCTAATTCATAAGCTGCAGGTCTTGCAGAATCTTTTGCCTCATAGTCATATCTTAAAAATAAATCTGCATCTATTGTTGATTCAGGTGCAAAGTTTACAATGACACGTTGCATATGTTTACGTATACCTGCATCACCAAACGTCATGTCAGGACCTCTATACTTACCTAATATAGCAGTTCCATCAAAGTCACTTCCTGATTCCTGTCTGTATATATATCCACCACTATATGCACCATGTAAAACTATAACATCTCCTGCAGATACAAATGTGTCTGTTGAGGCAGGTTTTATGCCTCTTAACTCTGCGAACTCAAAGGTTTGTCCTTTTAACACACATATAACACCCTTAGTTGCATTTTCACCTGTACCATCTTTTGTAAAGAATATTCTATACTGTGTTTTATCAGGTATAACTATTGATTCAAACTCAGATGCACTAGACAAGTTTTCATCAAATAAACTTTGCACGTTAGAACTTATAGTTCCTAATTCAACGTCACCAATTCTTGCAGTACCTGCGATTGTACGTAATCCATCAGGTCCTAAAAATATAAGGTCACCTGCAAATTCTTGTATTGTATCTCCGTTGATACATCCTATGTCTCTTGTTACTGCAGTTATTGCAAAGTTACTAGCTGATGTTCCTGATAATTTAAATATTCTATTTTGACAAAATATAAATAAATCTTCACGGAAAACTTTAAGTCCTGTTATTTCGTCATCAACTTTAATAGTTCCTGCACCACTATTTGTGGCAAAGTTGTCTTCATCAAAAGGCACACTAAATATTAGTTCTTGTTTAGCACTTGACATACCTGCATAGAACATATGTTCTTTAAATGCCACAACAAACTTAGCACCTGTTACTGCAGTGCTCACTTCTCCACCACCACCTGAAGATACATCTGTTGCACTAAATGATGTATTAAAAACTGTTGGTGCGTTTGTTCCGTCTACTACGATTAACTTATCATTACCATCAAAGTTAAATCTTTCAAAGTTATATTTACCTGCACTTGTTCTACCACTATCTATTGTTGTCCAAGAAGAACCACCCGGAGTGGCTTGAAATATATTTGTTCCTCTAGCTGCTACAACTTTACTTGCAAACGTAGCCACCATTAACACTTTCTCTGAAGCAGAAGATGTCTGAGGAACTACTGCAGATACATACTTACTAAATCCATTTATTCTTCTATAACCACCTGCTATGTCAGGCTCAAAGTTTTGTAGTTCTAATGCCTCACCCGGTTTCATCATAAACGTAGAACGATTGAGAACTAATCCCCCCTCACAGTTAAATGCTACAGGTTGTACTTGAGAAGCGTCAGGCATTTAGTTCACCCTTATACTTAAATCTGCACTACTTGTATATCCCACCTTTGGTATAAATGTAGACCTTACATATTCAAATCTGTTTACTAATAATGTCTGCATATTTTTTATACCCTGCTCAAACCTTTGAAAATTAAGTTGATACTGTGCTGTCTCACCTCTGTACTGATAAACAAAGGCTGTTGCACCATCAACTATGACTGCTGCAAATCTATCAGGTATTGTTGTTGTATCATCGTGAGCAGACATATCTGTTGGAAAAGAAAAGAAATCATATTTTAAAGTAAAACCTTTTGTGGGAAAAGGATATAATAAATAATTGTTGTCAGGTGTTCTAGCGACATATTGTGGCACACCACCAGATTCAAACTGTGCAACTTGAACTCCACTAGCTATAGAAGCAGCAGTTGTGTCATTCGCACCCCTTGTAACACCTGTAAATGTGGTGGATGTTGTTCCTGTGTATGTTACTTGTTCGTTGCCTATAAACAACGTACCAGAAGAGTCAAAGCCTGTTGTGCTTGAAACAGTAATTGTTGTAACACTGTCTGTATGTGTTGTGCTTGTTGTAGTTGTTTGTATCTCATCTTCTTGTGTTACATAACTGTTTATATAATCATTGTATTGTATAACGTATAGTCTACCACCACTCGCACCCAAATCAGAATCTTTTACTAATCTAAATGTATTATAATCTACAGTTTTGGCTGTTGTTGGGATTGAATATCTAACAGTTCCACCAACTAGTGTTTCTGTTTTTGTTGAATGATTAAAGGGATATTGAAATTCTTTTTGATTAATGTATCTAATAGATTCATTGACTGCATTCTGAGCCTGAACCTGTATTCCTCTAGCATTAGAAAAGTTACTTGAAGTTAATTGAACTTCATTTAGTCTTGCTAAAACTTTGTTAGTATATGTTAAGTAACTCTCTGCCATTTATAATTCCTAAAAGTGTAGAGGAGCAAGTTTCCCTGCTCCCCTAAAAAAGTTATGCTAACTGGTCTCTATCGACCTCATCAGGCTTGTCATCTAAGCCATGACCTGCTAAATCAATAACAGTGGCATAGACTCTGAGCCTTCCTGTAGCCGGAGCAGCACCTGCAATCTTACAGTCAATAGTGTCTGTAGTAGTTACAAACTGAGTGTAAGTTGAAGCTGCACTTCCTACGACAGTGTTGGTTTGACCATTACTTCCTGCTGCACAAAAACCTGTAGAGGTTATATCTGCACCATCAATAATGTCATCACCTGCTGCGAAGTCCATGTCAAGAGTACAACTTGAAGTAAATGCTTTCATCACTTCTGCACCTGCATTCAAGACAAAAGTATTCGCAGGGATTTCTAACACTTGAAAGATGTCTCCGTCTGAGAAACTGCCACCTGCTGCTACCAACGCATCAATATCAAGGTAAGCCTCAATATTTCTCATCACGTTAGTATTCTTAGATGATGGCATAGCCACGATAGAGTCGGAAAATACACCAGTGGTATCTTTAGAAGTTAAATCAAAAGTTGCCATTTATATCTCCCTTACGCTACGTTATATTTAGCAGTTACGATTGCTTCAGGTCGAAGAATCTTTCTGCCATACATATGCATACCACGAACAATATCAGCAAAAGAATCAGGGTCTCTGTAAGTCTCTGTCTTATTGATTTGCTCTGCAGTAGCTACTGCTGAACTATGTCCTGCAACGATAACACCAAAGTTTGAGTTTTGGTTCGCAGAACCTGAAGTTCCCGGACCTGTACCCACTGCAGGTAAGTTATTGGACATATACACGTCAAAGCCATGTATCTTTCCAACAGATAAACCTGCTCTTAATGCACCTGACTCACCAAAGTCACCATTTAGAAGACGTGAATCTTCATCCTTTAAGACTTCAATAAAAGTTGGGTGTAGAACAAGCCATCTACCATCAGTGTCTACAAACTGAGTGTCAAGCAGTCTGCCCATTCTAGCTATAACCTGTAAAGGAGTAGCTGTAGCAGTTGCTTGTGCAGTTGCACCACCTAGTCTTGGAGCTATTGGGATAGAGTGGTCACCTGCACTTGAAGTAGTGATGTTACCAAAGCTATCTTTTCTTAGCTTCATGCTTGTCAACAATTCATCTGAACCTGCAGTTGACACTGCTTTAGTTCCGTTAACTGTTGAGTTAGCTGAACTTGCTACAGCATTGTTAGATGCTTGTGCAAATCCTGATAGGTAACCAAGAACATCTTGGTCATAGTTGTCTTTCAGTCTATAAGCTGCTCTGTCACTTGCTAGTTGAGAGAAGTTTACGTGACTGTGAGCCTCTTCAATATCGTCTATCTTGAAAGCAAAGTAGTTTGCTTTGTCAATAGTCAATGTGAAGTCCTCATCATCAAGGTCTTGAGGCTGTACGTTTGCACCTCTAGCATATTCCTTGACAGTGATTTCTGGCTCTTTAATAATTTTCACAGAATCACCCATGTTGGCAATCTCACCAAAATAATCTGAATTGGTGATATTTTCAACAACTGAGCTTTTTCTGAAGGCTAACTGAACCTGCTTAGAGTAAATAACTGGGGAGAAATTACCATTAGGCAGATTACCATAACCTGCTGCAGTTTTAAATGCCATTTTCATCTCCATTTTTGAAAATAAAACAAATGCACGAATGTGCTATATTTACTCGTCATCGGCTAATTGTATCTGAGGTGTACATTTAATAGCTAGTTAAATGTAGGCTCATACTATTAGGTAGGCTTCCAAGTTTGATTGTATGTGAGTTGTCCACGTGGAGAGGTCACACTTTTAGTTGATATTAGTTATACTTATAAATAACTGTTTGTCAACTACTTTATCTAGCTGAACCAGATAAATCATATATAAAGTTACCTGAACGTATAGCTTCCATGATTGTGTCTGCATTCTTTTCGTATTGTTCAGCAGACATTTTCTGTACGTCAGACTCTAATATCTTTGTAGAATCGTTACTAGTGCTTGGTGTAGTTTTCTCACCTTTAGTTTCTACTGCCCTAGCAACACTTTTATCTACACCATTCTTTTTAGACTTAGTGATGTTTCTGTCAACTTTGTACAAGTCTATTGCTCTAGCAGCAGACCTTGCATCATTGTCATTCTCATAAAGAGCATCTTGTACCCATTTAGGTTGTTCATCTGCCCACTCATGGAAGTCATCACTATTTCTAATCTCTGCAAAATCAGGATGAAGTTTCATTAACTCTGCTTCGGCTTTATCTTTTTGTGCCTCTGCAGACATTTCATCTATCTTTTTAATTCTTTCTTCTAATGCAGAAGATTGTTCTTTTGCTTTTTTAATAGCTATGGTCTCTATTATCTGAGCCACATCAGGATAATCTTTTGCCCAAGTCTCTAACTCTTCTTCTGACTTTGGTAGTTTTATCTCTTGCTTTGTAGCTTTTTCTAGTTGAGACTTTAAATCATCTAACTGTTTTTGAAACTGTTTTTCTTTTTCTTGGGAGTGTCTTCGTAAATCTCCATAACGCTTCTTAAAAGTTTTTTCTTCAGCGTTCTTCGGTTCTTCCTCACTCTCTGCTTTCTCTTCTGTAACAGATTCTTCAGTTTCACCTAATGCTTGTTTCTTTAACTGTTCAAGCTCTTCCTCATCTTTTTTAATTCTTTCTTCGTGAGTAGAACGCTTGTTCATAAATGCCTTTTTCTTTGGTGTGGCATCTACCACCATTTCTTCTGTCTTAGCTTCTTCTGCCATTTTCTTCTCCTTGGGGTTATCGTAGCCAAATATTGTTGGGGGATAAGTAGCCAACTATTGTGGGTTATTAACGTGAAGCCAACCCACCTCGCTTCATCTTCTTAACTTTAGGTTTAGGTTTTTTAATGAAGCCACCTACTGCAGTAAACATACCACCCTGTTCATCTGCAACAGCAGCTTGGTCATCGGGGTCTTGATTACCACCATCTCCACCTCCACCTCCTTCATCTCTCTGTTCTGCCAATCTTGCTAAAGCATCTGTTCTAGCTTTACTTGCTTTTTTAGCGTCTGCTATTCTCTGCTGTTGTTCTAACTCTTCTCTTCTTTCAGCATTTTTACGTTGAGCCTCTGCTATTCTATCTTGTTTAATTTTTTCTGCTATTATATTTTGCCTTTTTTTGTCTTCTTCAGTTCTTTGTTTTTTGTCATCTTTAGGCTCTTTGTCTTCTTTATTTAAATAATCCAAATATGCCTGTGCTCTCGCTTTATTTTTTGCACTAGCAGTTTTAGATGAAGCCACTCTTTGTGCATCTTTTACACCACCCATAAAACCTGAAGCAGACATAGCTGCAAAGCCTTTACCTGCAGCAGAAAAACTACTATAAGCAACACCACCATCATCATCTGTGGACTGACCATATTTATCATATGTACCACCTGTTCTTGGGTCTATATCTCCCGGCTTAAACCCTCTTCTAAAAGTAGGCTGTACACCTAAATTTTGTGTGGCTGTATTATAATCTACACCATAAATAGCACGTGATAAAGCATCAAATGCTGGGTATTCATCTTGGTCAATTTCTTCACTTGTCATACCCTCATATCCACCTAGACCTATATCAGTTCCTTGACCAAAACTATCTAATACATTTTGATAATTAGTTGTATCAGGTTCTCCTATACCTAATCCTCTACCACCCATAGCTCTACTACCTAAATCATAAGCACCTGCTAATGTTCCTAAACCGAGAGGGTTTACCATACCTAAAGCAACAGCAGCTAAATTTTTACCTGTTGTACCCATTCCTCTAGCTTGGTCTACTGCATTCATTACAAGATTTGCTCTTTTATTTTCACTAAATACAGGATTCCCTTGAGCATCTCTTTTATTTAAAGTTTCACGTAACGACTCACCTGTTTTTCCTAGAACTGTGGTGTCTATTCCTGTGTCTTGGCTTCCCTCATCACCTATAACACGTGTGCTTTGTGTTTGTTTTCCTATAACTTTAGGCTCTTCTGTTTTAGCTTTTTCTTCTACGTATTCTGTATAACCTTCAGGTATTGGATATATAGGTTTATCATTTATAAATGGAATGAATAATTTTTGTCCTGCTTCATTTCTATACTCTTTTGTAACAGGTCTTTGTCCTTGAGTTGGTATAAGTGTTTGAAAAGAAGGTCCTGTTGTTCCTGATGATGTTACAGGTAGAATAGGTGGTATTGTTGTTTGTTTTGGTGGTACAAAAGGTGTAAAAGGTGCAGTTGTTTGTTTATAGCTTTGAAAGTAAGATGGTGTAGATGCTATATTAGTTGGAACTTGATACGTTCCTGTATTTGCTAAACCACCTGTTTGCATTTGTATTTGTTCACCTGCTATTCGTGGAGAAGGCATAGACTGTCCTGCAATACTTATAAATCCACCCTCAGACATTTCTATATCATTTATATCAAAAGGTAAGTCATCAGGCATTGTTGCTTCATCTGCATTCCCTAACTGACCCATTTTATCCATAGTATTAATACCTTGTTTAGCTTCTTGTCTTAGATTCATTAACTTTTCTAAGCCATGATATCTTACAACATCTGCAGGTAATACAAACTCACCCTCACTTAATCTAGCAGGTATGTCATCTCTAACTTCTTCAGCAGTGGATGCTTTAGGTATCTCGTTTCCTGACACAGGGTCTTTTTTAGCAGGAGACTTTGCCATGCCTATGTCACCAAACATTTCTAGTTGTTGTGCCTCTAGATTCTTTTTAGGAGCACCTCCTACATTCATGTCCATAGTTTCAGATTCTGTTTTAGCTACGACATAATCATCTATACCCTGTTGCATATCATCTCCCTCTAATAATCCACCTTTAGCAAATTTTTTACCAAGAATACTCTCTACTTCTTCTTTATATGGTAAATCTTTAACACCCTCTTGTTCCTGTATTGTTTTAACTTCATTTCGTGATAATACTCTGTTTACTTTCATGTTACCACCAACTACCCAATTATCACTATCTGCCTGTCCATCTACATATCTGTAACTACCACCTACAGGCACTCTATCATTTATGTCTGTTTTTCCTTCTTTAAGTAGCATATCTTCATAGTTTACATCATCTGCCATTTCTACTTCTGCAAATACTTGGTCTTCAGCACGTCTTTTTACGTATAGTTGTCCTTTTCTTTTTTTAATAGCCTCAGGTGTTACTCCTGCCTTTAATAACTTCTTTGCCTCTGCACTAGTAATTTTTATATCTTGAGGACCTATATGTGTTGCTACAGGCTTTTGACTAGCGTGATATCCCGGTCTAGCTGCCACTGCTAAAACTGTTCCGTGTTCTGCTCCTTCTTTTGGCTTAGATACAGAATATCCTGCATCCTTTAACATATTTCTAGTTTTTTCATCAGGAACAATTATCTGAACCCCTGTTCCTTTTTTCTTTTCGCCTTTTCCTCTTTTAGCACCTTTACTTGGAACATATAATCTTCCATTAGGTGCAGTAAATGCTTCCTTAGGAAAGTTAGCTTCTGTAAAAACATTCTCAGGTATTCTTGTATCTGCGTCTACAAATAGAGGATACAGTCCACCATCATCTCTTTGCACAAATAATTTATATGCTTTTCTTGTTTGTGTAAACTCTTGTTGTCCTGTGCCTTGAGGAGTTTGTTTTGGTTTAGTCAAGACATCTTTAGTTTGCTTTTGCAAGTCTTTAGCTTCTTTGGCTGCCTTTCTAGCTGCTTTTAAAAGTGAACTAACCATTATTTATCTTTACCTGTAACCTCTTCTCGCAACAACTTTAGTCTTTGTAAAGTTATGATACTACCCTGTGCTCTATGAACAGTTGCCATGTCACTAGCCTGTTCTAATACTTTATGTTGTCCACTTATAAGATTATCTAAATACTTATTGAAGTGGTGCTGATGGCTGACCATCGGCTTGAGGTTGCCCAGTATCTGCTTGTCCACCTTGGTTCTCTCCTGTAAAACCTTGCTCTCCCGGAACAGGAACTTGTCCTGTGCCTATGTTTCCACCCCCTGCTCCTGTTGGGTCTAACGGATTAGCACCTGCAGGTGGTTGTTGCTGTGGTTGTTCTTGGGGTTGTTGTCCTCTAAACTCTTTTAGTAACTCTGCTTGTATAGCAGCTTCTCTCATGTCATTAGTAACTTTTTCAGGGTCTAAGTCCATAGCCTTTGCTATCTCTCTAATTATATAATCAAACTTAGCAAAAGGTGCTAGTGCAGGATTAGATGCTACTTGTAAGAATCCCATCAATCTTTGTGACCTAACTTCGTTAGCCATTAGACTTTCTGTGCCTCTAGCTTTTACTTCTAAGTCACCCTTTATTTCAGGGTCAAAGTTAAACTGCATATTAAATCTAAATAATCCTTCACCTAATGGTTTGAGTAAATAGTCATCTACGTTTTTGATTACAGTTTTAATACTCCCTGCTGCTGCGTTCATCAACATGGATATACCAGATGCAGTTCTACCCACACCTGTCACACCTGTTTGACCATGAGCAAACGATGGCATACCTGTGCTTTCATCTGCTAACTGTCTTGCTTTATCAAAAAGTTGTAAGTTTTCATTAGATACGTTTGGAAACTTTGTACCAAATATAGCTTGACCAGGTGCTCCACCTTGTCTTCTAAATACTTTACCCGGATACACAGATAGGTCTTGTCCGGGAACTAGGTTTGTTTCATCTACCTCTATCAACAAGTTTCCTGATAATACTGCATTATCCACAGCCATCCTCATAAAACCATTCATCAATGTCTGTGTGTCATCCATGTTTTCTGCTAGACCCACACCAAAGAAAGAGTATGGATTTAATTCGTAGGGTGCAGCCATGTAAGGTATCTTTGCAGGTTTGAATGGGTTTAGCACAACTCTAAGTAACTTACCATTACAAACCCAAATGTTTGCTTGTAATTCTTCAAAGTCTTTTAGTTCTCTTGGTATGTCTACCTCTTGGTCGATTAACATATCGACATCTATCATACCCCAATACTCAAGAACTTCAAATCTTTCTACATAGTTTTCTTGATTATAATCTGTTAAATCATCTTCCCAATATTTCTTAACATAGTTCTCGCCATCACCTATGACTTCCTCAATAACTTGTTTACGAAAGAAAGGTCTCTTCTTGAGAGAACGCAACTCTGTTCTTGACATCTTGTGTCGTTCTATAACAAACTGTGCTTGGTCTATGTTTGTGGAATCAGGGTCAGGATAAAAGTTCCAAACAGAAACATTTGTTACCTGTGGAACAGTTTTAAATACAGGACTATATACTCCTTCGTCATCCCAATTAGGATATTCTTTGTCAACAGCGAAAGGTCCTTTCATAACACCTGTGCCAAATAAAGACATTTCAAAAGCTGTGCTTCTTAAATGCTTGTTAGCGTTTGACTCTTGCAGTTGGTCCATGATTTGTTTTTCCATAGACTTTGCAGCAATCATTGCAGGACTAAATGTTATCGCTGTCGGTGTTTTTCCTGCCTCTGCTTTAAGGTTTTCAATGCCTTCCAAATCTTGTTCGATAGGACCAAGACCATCCTGCAAACTCTTCGCAGTCGCACCTTTCGGAAAATCCTTGCCATCTCCCATAAAACCATAAGGCGATGAAAACTCATCCAATCTATCACGTATTTCTTCAGGCTCTTTAGGGTCGAAACTAACATCTTTCAATACTCCTTCAGGTAACTCTGTTGGTTCTATACTTATAGGAAACTTATTTCCTGCAAATAGAACATCTACTATCTGACCATACGCAGCTAGAGTTTTAGTTTTAGTTATCTTAATAAATACTCTTGACTTTTCTGCTTCAGTAAATTGTACATCTGGACCATACAAACCTCTGTAGTTTCTGTAGGCTCTAACCCATCTCAGTTCATCTTCGTATCGGTAATCTTCAGACTTTTTGAATTTACCCATAACGTAATCTACTATGTTACTAACTTGATAATCTGTTGCTTCTGTTCTGTCAGAATCCTCTAAAGCTATTGCTTCATCTTCTAACATCATTTCTTCTTCTGCCATATTAATATCCAAAGGTTGCGTCTGCTACAGGCATACTACTAGTTGGTCTGCCCACAGGGTCATAGTCAAATATACTAAATCTAGGTCTTGACATAATGCCATATCGTAATGCATCATAGATATGGTCTTCTGCTTTTGTATCCACGTCTTCTGGATTTCTCTTATCTAAAGGTATTGCAGGTAGCTGTGATATAGTTTCGGTGCAAGTGTTAAAAAATATCATTCTTGGTTGTTCCGTAAACTCATCGACCTGCAATCTTCTATGTATCTCGTTTTTCCCTGCCACTCGACTGCCCTTACTTCTATCAGAAGGTCTAAACCTACAGCCTTTTTGTATCATCTGTTCAGCAAGAGAAGGACCAGTATCACCCCTCCGATGCCAAAGAGAGCTATCCAAAACCCCATACTTAATATTTCCATCATCGGCTTCTAGCTCTAGTATCATATCTGCCAAATCTGTGGCAAGGACTTTGCTAACATACAACTCTCTATATATAATAATCTGCTCGTCTGGAGAAACAGCAAACCACAACACAGCACTATAAGAACCATAACCATAGTCGCAAGACCTAAACTTAACCCAATTTCTTGGAATTGAAAAAGGCTCAACAACGTGAGTATTCCTATCAAACTCAGTGAAAGCAGCACCTTCTTTAATATCCCAATCACCCTCAAGCAACTGCTTCTTTTGGTGTTCAGGGAGGGATAGAAGCATCGCTTCATAATCTCCTTGAGATGATAGGTATGGGTTATCAGATAACCTAGCAGGGATGAATCGTCTTTTAAATAAGGCTTCTCCTGCTTTACTATGCCCATCAGGGTATTTAAGAACTTTTCCTGTTTCAATATTTGTGGCATCAAATGCTCTTCCATAAGGTGCAGGGTCAATAAACATCTTCTTAACCCATTGGTGACCCGGACCTCCGGGGTTAGTTGTTGCCCTCATATACACAGGTAAATCAGGAGCAGTAGAACGTAGTCTTGACCTCATGTAGTTCCAAGCAAATGGTGTTGCCCATTGTGTTAATTCGTCAAAGCCTATCCAACTAAAAGCTAAACCCTGATATCTTAGTACGTCATCATCTCGGTCTAGGTAGGACATCCACAGTCTTGCACCTGAAGGAGCTACCCATTGCATCTTTCTTTCTGACCATTTTATCCCTTTGTATATTAAAGGATATAATTCTCTTGACTTCCAAACAAGTTCTCTTAGTTCTTCTGTCGTGTGTCGTAACAACAATCCACTAAACTGTGGATGACCCATGTATCTTAGTGGGTCTGCTAACATAGCATATGACTTACCACCACCTGCACTACCACCATACAAGACTTCTCTCTCAGGTGAAGCAAGGAACTCTGTTTGAGGTCCTTCGTTTGGCTGGAATACTACATTCTGTTCTGCAACAGGTATAGCTTCTACGTCATCTACTGTCTTAGGCTTTTGCTCCGATTCTACTTTCTTCGATGGCTTTCGCTTTCTCGATTGCTTTCGTGGCATACTCGGACCATCGTTTAAGAGTTCTAGCCTTGTTCTTACGTTGTCGTTCATGTAATAATCTTTTCCTTAAACCAATATGAGATATCTGTCTGCCTGTTTTTGTTGTCAGCCAATTAGCAACTTGCCTTAGTGAATATTGTTTCACGTGTCTCCTTGCTAACTCTAGTGCCTCTAACTCATATGGTATGGGGTCAAGTAACTCTCTATCATCTTCGTTAATCTTATAACCAAAAGGAACAGTTCTTGCTATACGTGGTATCTGTATCCACTCCTTTTCATCTTCGTCTTTTAAATCTGTGGGTTGTGGTAACTTCCACTTGCCTAAACTTCTATCCATTGTCCTTCTTTGGTGGCAGTATCATAACACCACCTGATGCCTCTACTTGAACTTTCTCAGTTTTAATTAAACCAACTCTGTCTAACAGTTCTTTTGATGCAGATAACTTATCTCTGATGCCTAACTGTGTTGGGTCATCAACACCACTCACCATAGCTACTGCTGCCTTCGGTGCATTTCGGCTCATGTATAATGTTGTCGCATCCATGATTTCATCTTTCATAGAAGCCACTACACTTGCTGTAGATGTTTTCTCAGAGTAACCTGCTAGTAACTTTGCTTGTACAACATCACCACCTGCTTCTTCAAACAGGACATCTAAAAACTTCTGTTGTCTTTCTGTTAGTTCTCTGCTCAATGTGGTATTCCTTGTGCTACAACTCTGTCTATTAAACGCTGTGCTCTGTTGGTTGTTTGTTTGTACCAACGTGAGTCTTCCATCTGATTTGCCATTTCTTGATAGTCTTCTGCTTCCACTGCAGCTATCATTTTCTTAAAGTTGGATAAACGAGGCTTACCAAGTTGGAATGACATATTTATTAATACGTGTTGTATTTCGTCAGGTAGTTTATCAAAAGAACTAAATATAGTTTGACAATCTTGTATGGCAACTTGCACATCATTTAAAAACCAATCTTGTACTTGTTGTTCAGGTATGGGTTCTCCGATACGTTTTCCATAGTAGTCTTCATCCCACTCTGTAATTAAATGTCCTATCCCTCCGGTCAAATGCCCTTCTGAGCACCTATACAATTTATATTCACATCCCTCATCTGCCTCAATTTCTTCTCTGAGTGTATTTATGTTCATCGTCTAAGTCCTGCTTTTATTTGTTGTTTACGGATTTCTTTTACGTGCAGATGCCAAAAATAGTTTCCTATGTTACTAATTATAGCAGAAATTCTTAGAAATGTCAAGGCTTTTAAGCTCATTTCTTCCTCAACATCTTGGCTGCTTGTCCTACACCTTTGATACCAAACGATGCAGATATAGCGATATATAGCAAGTATTGATACCAATCAGGTAGCGTTGCTAATATCTCAAAGCCTTCTTTTACATATTGTCTCATACCAGGGATGAAGACTAATATAGCAGGAGCTAGTAGTACAACTAAAGCGAACTCGTCTTTCCAACTATCCACAGTAGCATCTGCCATCTTGCCTTCCCACTCCACTTGACCTGTTGCGACTTTCTCTGCAACAGTAGCA